ACCGCATGGTTAGCCTGAATATGGTGTCTGTTATTCACAGATGGCAATCGCTTCAGGCAACTGGTGCAGCTAATGGATCCTTTTACCTCACCAATTCCTTATCCGGTACATCACCGAATAGAACTAGGGAGCACGCTCTTTACCTCTTCGAGCTTAACTCCCTAGCTTCTAATATTGGACTTGCCGGTAACCCTCTCATCGCCCGGCCTTTTATGCGCCTACGCCATACCGAGAGCGGCAATTTCTATAACTTCAACCACAATGGTTGCGACGGCTACAAGCCAGACGGTACCACTGGTACCGGCACTGACTTCAAGTGGTGGCAGGACGACCAGTTCCCCTACTCCAACTCAGCCGCCAACTCGCCCTACGAAACAGCGATGGTGGACTGGGCGGAGATCCACATGCCCATATGGGGAGCTACTCAGAACCCCTCTTCTGTCGAGGTGTCAATTATCAGATTCGTTGACCCCGACGTCCAGCCCCTTGCCCTGTGCTACGACGCAGCAGCTGCCGCAAACTACAACCCGTACCCGGAACCTGCCTCCACCGATATCACCCGTTTCGACAAGTTTCAGAAGTTCTGGGCTACTCATGTGGACAACACCAACGGCAACTTCATTAAAAAAGTTGATTACCAGAAGCTTCCTTCCGGCTTCCGCGTTCTCAAACGCCAAGTCTTCCAATTCAACCCTACCAGTACCTATGAGAACGACACCGCCGGACATCAGAAGATCTTCAAACTCTTCATGAACATCAACGAGGTCACAAGCTACGTTGGTCAAGACGACCGTATATCTCAGCCGAGTGTGTCAGCTGGAGCCAACATCAATACATGGCCGACCAGCACCACCCTTAACAACCAACTTCCAGTTTGTGGCAACCCTAAGGCTCGTCTCTTCCTTATGATTCGGGGACAGACTGCCTCTGTGGACCCAGGCAACGACCCCGCTCAAGCCCCCTCGTTCGATCTGATGATCAGGCGCAAGTATACCGTCATCGCCTAAACCCACCATCGCCCGCAGCATCCCAATGCAGGTTAGTACTCTATATAAAGGCGTTCACAAACACCTGTTTCTTTCCCGTTCTCACTCACCGTGGCTAAGCACAATGATTTACACCGCAGACAACCTTGATCGCCTCACCCCCGCTCTCCAGCGGGCGGTCCGCCGCATGTTCATTAGCATGTACCGTCTCCGCCCAGCCAACTACTGGATGGAGCCCGGCAACATTGAGGCTGTTTCCGACGCATGGGCTCAGGCCCTTTACGATGAGGCCGCCGTGTTTCGGATGCTCAACAACATGTCCTACTTCGTCGAGTATCCTTCGAGCTGCAAGGGTGTGCGCAAGCCCCCCCCCCGCTCGGACGACGATCCCGAGGACCCCGCACCGGCCCCCCGCCGGCTTCTGCCCGTGTTCAACCATGTGTAAAGTGACACGAGGCTAGTCACCTGAAGATGACTCGTGTTGAAGGAGGTATCACGTTAAAATAACCCAGTTCATATTTGGCGAGCCTTAACTGGCGTGGGTTCAATTCCCACTATGAACGTAAACAAAGTCTTCGCGCGAGCGGCCTAGCGAGTGCTACTTAACTAACCTTATCCATAACTATACACGCATCGGCACCTTATATTATAATATGCTGGTTTGCGGCGAAGCCGCCCCGTACCTGCATAGCGTTGACCTTGACCGGGGCCATGGTCTGTACTACACCTTAGGTCAAGTAGCACGGCAGTACACATCATCCAAAATCACCCCACTATATCCGTGGGATTCAGGGTCTAGGTCCAGTATTACCCTAGACCCTAAATCCCATCCCACAATGTCCACTGCTCAGTCCAAGCGCTGGTGCTTCACCATCAACAACTATGTTGAGGAGGACCTGACCCTCGAGGACTCATGGGATTACGAATACCTCATCTATGGACAGGAGGAGGGCGAGACGGGTACCCCCCACCTTCAGGGATTCGTCATTTTCGAATCCAACAAACGTTTGACCGCAGTCAAGGCCCTCCACTCCCGTGCTCACTGGGAGGTCGCCCGCGGCACAGCACAGCAGGCCGCCGAATACTGTAAGAAGGACGGCTTCTGGGTTGAGTTCGGTACCCCCCCGCTGACCGCTGGCGTCGCTGGTGGCGAAGCCGAGAAGGCTCGCTGGGAGGCTGCCAAGCTTTCGGCTATGACCGGAGACCTGGACGACGTTCCTGCCGACATCTTCGTTCGGTACTACCGGACCCTCAAGGAGATCAAGAAGGACTACATGCACAAGCCTGACGACGCCGACAGCGTGACCGGTCTGTGGCTGTACGGACCCCCTGGAGTGGGTAAGTCTCGCAAGGCCCGCGCCGACTTCCCCGACGCGTACCTCAAGATGCAGAACAAGTGGTGGGATGGTTACCAGGGCGAAGAGAACGTCATCCTCGACGACCTCGATTCTTCCGCCCTCGGCCACCTCCTCAAGATCTGGGCCGACCGCTATAGCTTCCTCGCCGAGACCAAGGGCGGCGCCATCGCTATTCGCCCCAAGCAAATCGTCGTCACTAGCAATTACAGCATTGACGAGCTCTGGGCCGACACCGACAAGGAGAACCACGAGCAGCTCCGCCAGGCCCTGAAGCGCCGCTTCAAGGTCATTCACATGCTGGGGGATTACGGCGTTCACATTTAGTATATAATGCCAGTCCTTTGCGTTTTCATTCATTCTATGCAAATTCTCAGGACAGCTTCTGGCACTATCAGTGCCCTCGTTCCATGGCGTATCGTCGTTCCTATCGTCGCCGCGCTTATCGTCGCCGCACTTATCGTCGCACTGCGTATCGCCGTCGCTAATTGATGCGCCGACCCCGACATATTGAACTTTCAGCACGTCGAACAGCAGAACGCTGGCGTCGCGCAGGATTCGGTTACGCTGCACGTGTCGGCCGTTTCGCAGCATTCGGACCCGGTGCCCTTGCTGCAGCCGGGCTTGCAAACCTTGTAACCCGTATCCCAGACATGCCTCGCTCATTGCCTAACGCCATGGACACCACCATGGTGTCCCGTAAGCGCGCACGCGTTGAGAAGGACAATACTGGTTACGTTCAGCTGCAGTATAGCCGTGCTTCCCTTGGCCGCCGATTGCGTAGGCAGGAGTACCTTAACCGCATGGTTAGCCTGAATATGGTGTCTGTTATTCACAGATGGCAATCGCTTCAGGCAACTGGTGCAGCTAATGGATCCTTTTACCTCACCAATTCCTTATCCGGTACATCACCGAATAG